CAAGCCCGCTAGCCTGCGCGACGCGCTCGTCGCTGCCCTGCCCCAGCTGCAACAGTCGCCGGGGAACATCCGTTTCACCATCCAGAGGGGCCGTGTGGTCAACACGGGCACGCCGTCCCTTTCCTGGGAATACCGCTACACGCTGAGCCTGGTGATTGCGGACTTCACCGGCAGCATCGATGCCGTGACCGTGCCGTTGCTGGTCTGGGCGCGGCGCCACCAGCCCGACCTGTTCGACCATGCCGAAAGGCGCGAGCAGGCGATCCGCTTCGACATTGCGCCTCCTTCCACGGACCCTTCAGCCGCCTCGCAGCCGCAGCAGCTCGCGATCGAGATCGACCTGGTGGAGGCCGTGCTGGCGCGCCCGCGCGAGGGCAGCCCCGGCGCCTTCGACCTGATCTACAAGCCCGAACCGCCAGGCCAGCTCGACATTGCGCAGCGCCAGTTGTGGGAGCTGTTCCTGTTCGGCGAAAAGGTGGCCGAGTGGAATTACGACCCGCGCTGAGGCGTGGCCGGGCTGCATGCCGGGCTGCATGTGGCAGCGTGCGCCACGCCCGGCACACGGCGACACGCAAGGGCCCGGCCGGCACCATGAACGCCATGGATTCGCCCGTCGCACAAACCGAGAGCCCGTACGAGATCATCCGCCGCCTGGAGGGGCTGATCCGCACGGGCACCATCGCCGCAGTCCGCCATGCGCGTCCTGCGCGCTGCCGCGTCAAGACCGGCAACCTGACCACCAACTGGATTCCCTGGCTGGCCCTGCGCGCCGCAGGCGAGAACGCCAGCGTCTGGTGGCCGCCTGCCGTGGGCGAGCAGTGCGTGTTGCTGTCGCCCGGCGGCGACCTGCTGGGCGCCGTGGCGCTGACCGGTATCTACAGCAGTGCCGCAGCCCAGCCCAGCGACCGCGAAGGGGTGTGCCACACGCAGTGGAGCCCCACCGATTTCATGGAGCACGACAGCACCACGGGCCGTCTCAACATCAACGTGGCCCACGGCATCACGCTGCGCGTGGGCAACTCGGTGATCAGCATTGACGAGCAAGGCATCAGCCTGCAGGCCGGCGGCGGTTCGGCCACCGTCAATGCGCAGGGCCTGGCCGGCGCGCCCGATGTGACCACCGGCCCCATCAGCCTGCTGCGCCACCGACACAGCGGCGTCAGGGCGGGCGACGCCGTCACGCAGGGGCCGCTATGAACCGCCATACAGGCCGCCGCATCGAGGGCATGGAGCATCTGCGCCAGAGCGTGGCCGACATCCTGTCCACGCCCATCGGCTCACGCGTGATGCGCCGCGACTATGGATCGCTGGTCCCGGCGCTGCTGGACCAGCCCGACAACAACGCCACCCAGGCGCGCCTGCGCGCCGCCGTGGCCAGCGCGCTGATGCGCTGGGAGCCGCGCATCCGGCTGACGCGCATCGTGATCGAGCGCGATCCGGCCACACCCGGGCGCGCCGACCTGACGCTGATCGGCACCTTCAACAACACGCGCCGCCCGGCCCCGCTGAGCCTGCAGATGCCCATCGCCCGCACCCTTTCATGAAGCAAGACATGACCCCTGCACTGGACGCCCTGCCGCCGCCCGGCGTCGTCGAGACGCTGGATTTCGAGCGCATCCTCGACGCCCACCGCGCCGATCTGCTGGCGCGCCACCCGGAGGCCGCCGAAGTCCTGGCGCTGGAGAGCGAGCCGCTCAACAAGCTGCTGGAGGCGCACGCCTATCGCGAACTGCTGTACCGGGCGCGCGTCAACGATGCCGCGCGTGCGCACCTGATTGCGTTCGCCCAGGGCTCGGACCTGGACCACAAGGGCGCCTTCTATGACGTGGCCCGACTGCCCGGCGAAAGCGACGATCGCTACCGCCAGCGCATCCTGCTGCGCGTGCGCGCGCTGGCCGGCAGCGGCACGGCCGAGCACTACGAGCACCTGGCCATGACGGCCAGCGCCAATGTGCACAGCGCCATCGCCACACAACCCCAGCCCGGCCGCGTGAGCGTGCAGCTGTGGCTGGTCGAGCCCGCACAGGCCGAAGAGACGCTGGCCATCGTGCTGTCGGCCCTCAATGCGCCAGGCGCACGGCCGCTGGGCGTGCCCGTGTCGGTATCGCTGGCGCGCCCGCACCCCATCGACATCACGGCGCACCTGCTGCGCGAGCCCGGTGCGCCCGTGGACATCGTGGCGCGCTTGCAGGCCGGCCTGGCCGCCCAGATCGCGGCCTACGCGCTGCTGGGCCGCGATGTGCCGCGCTCGTGGATCACCACGCGCCTGCATGTGGACGGCATTGCCCGCGTCACCTACCCCGACGCCCAGGCCCCGGCCGAGCTCACGCCGCTGGCCGCAGACGAATACCCGGTGCTGGGCCGCGTCCAGCTGGTGGACGAGGGCCTGCAGGCATGAGCACCGCCGCCATCGTCCCGACGGCGCCCCGCCGCCACGTGCTGCCGCCCAACGCCACGGCGCTGGAGAAGGCCGTGGACCAGGTCGTCCCGAATTGGGACGGCCTGGCCGGCGCCTTTCCCGCGCCGGCCCATGGCGAGCCTGCGGCCTTTCTGCCCTGGCTGGCGGCCGAATGGGGCATCGCCCAGTTCGACCGCTACTTTGACGACGTACCCGCCCTCATCGCCAACGGCCTGCCCTGGCTGCGCGAGCGCGGCACGGCCGCGTCCATGCAGCGTGCGCTGGGCTGGCTGGGTTATGACGACGCGCAGCTCGACGAGGATGGTGCCTGGCTGCACCTGGACCTTGGCCGCATCATCGGCGACGCAGAGCTGGCCAGCGTGGCCCATGTGGTACGCGCCAGCCTGCCGGCGCACGTGCGCTTTTACCGCGTCTTCCACGGCCACGACCTGCGCCCGCTGCGGCTGGACCACGGCCCGGGCCTGGACGCCGGCATGCTGGACAACGACAGCGGCACCTGGATCGATGTGTCGCCGTATGGCGAACCCGTCAAGCTCAGCCAGGGCCTGCCCCGCCGCACCGGCACCGAGGCACCGCCTTCGGACGGCGTGCTCACGGCCCAGCTGTTCCGCGTCACCACCATCGCCACCTATGCCGACCGCATGCTGCTCGATGCCTGGACGCTGGACAGCGAGATCCTGATCGACGCCAGCCTGGGCATCACCGAAGTCAACGCCACCACCACGGGCGAACCCGCCTACTACGCGCCGCTGCGGCCCATTCCCGCCCAGGCCATGGCCACCCACAGCGCCTGGACGGCGCCCGCTCCGCTGGCCCTGGCCAGCCTGCACCCCTGGGCCAGCACCGAGCGCCCGCACGACAACACCCGTACCTGGACCGGACGCTGGGACAGCACGCCCTGGCGCCGATCCTTCGAAACCCGCACCACCACCACCGAAGAACCCGAGGAACCCTGAACATGGCAGTTCTGCAGCAAGCGGGCCGCATCGCCCTCGCCAAGGCCGTCGCCGCCCAGACCATCCACATCGCCTGGGGCCGCGGCCTGCCCGCCTGGGACGCCGCGCCCGAGCCCGAACCCATCACCGCCAACGCCCTGGTCGACGAAATCGGCCGCCGCTTGGTCACCGAGGTGCGCTTTGCGCGGCCCGACGACAACGGCGAGATCGAGCTGCCCAGCGGCGCGCGCTACAGCGTCAGCGACACACCCACCACCTTCGTCTACCTGCGCGCGGCCTTCGGCTTCGACGACGCCAAGGGCGAGGACGTTCGCGAGATGGGCGTGTTCTTCGGCACCCAGGTCGCCACGGACGTGCCGCCCGGCCAGCGCTGGGTGCTGGCCAGCCAGCTGACAGGCAAGGGCGAGCTGTACACGCTGGAGCGCCGCCCCCGGATCCTGCGCAGCGGCAGCGTGCGCCAGGTCGAAGAAATCATCCTCCCCTTCTGAACGGCACCCCATGAGCCAGACCAAGATCTACGACCGCTTCGACGCCGGCAAGCGCTACGACAGGCTGCAGTTCGCGGCCGACCGCGTGCTGCAATCGGCCGAACTCAACGAGCTGCAGAGCATGCAGCAGCACCGCCTGCGCGGCATCACCGATGTGCTGTTCAAGGAGGGCGACATCGTCCGCGGCTGCCAGTGCATCACCTCCGCCGACACGGGCGCCACCACCATCGAGGCCGGCGCACTCTACGTGGCTGGCGCCGTGCGCGGCATCACGCCGGGCTCGCTCACCGTGGCCACCGTGGGCACGGTCTACGTGGGCGCCTACCTGCAGACCGATACCGTCACCGAGCTGCAGGACCCCGAACTGCTCAACCCCGCCGCCGGCACGCGCGGCTATGGCGAGCCCGGTGCGCTGCGCGAGCGCGTCACCCTGGTCTGGGGCGCGCAGGGCGACGGCACGGCCGGCACCTTCTATCCCGTGTGGACCATCATCGACGGCTCCGTCATGCCCAAGGAGCCGCCGCCCAACATCGACGCCGTCACCCAGGCCCTGGCCCGCTATGACCGCGACAGCGCGGGCGGCACCTACGTGGTGCGCGGCCTGGACGTGATCATGGGCGAGGACCTGGCCACCGGCCAGCAGGTCTACACCGTGCGCGAGGGCGCCGCCCGCGTCAACGGCCATCCGCTGGAACTGGGTGCCAGCCGCCGCCTGGTCTACGAGGCCAAGCCCGACCTGTTCTTCGTGGACAGCGAACCCCACACCTCGGCCGGCACGGCCGCCCAGCGCATCCGCTTCGACCGCCAGCCCGCTGTCGGCACACCCCAGGTGCGCGTGCAGGCGCGCAAGACCGTCACGCTCACGCACGGCGGCTTCACGGGCGCGGCCGATCCGCTGCCCGACAACGCCGTGCTGGCCGTGGACAGCGTGGTCCAGGCCGGCACCACCTACGTGCAGGGCACGGACTGGAAGCTGGTGGGCGGCCAGATCGACTGGAGCCCTTCCGGGGCCGAGCCCGTTCCCGGCAGCACCTACCAGGTCACCTACCAGTACATGCTCAACGCCACGCCCACGGCCGTGGACTCCACGGGCTTCACCGTGGAAGGCGCGCTCAAGGACACCCTGGTACTGGTCAGCTACCACTACGCGCTGCGCCGCTACGACCGCCTGGTGCTCAACAGCGAAGGCCAGCTGCAATGGGTGCCCGGCGTGCCCGCCGCCTGGTCGCCCAAGGTTCCGGCCGCACCCAGCGGCACCCTGGCCCTGGCCTCGGTCTACCAAAGCTGGGACAGCAACCGCCGCGTGGACCAGGACGCCGTGCGCGTCGTGCCCATGCAGACCCTCAAGGCCTACCAGGACCACATCCAGACCATCTACGCCGACCTGGCCGAGCTGCGGCTGTCCGTGGACGTGTCGGGGCGGCACAGCGGGGTCAAGAAGGGGTTGTTTGCGGATCCGATGCTGGACAACGGCCTGCGCGATGCGGGGCGTGCGCAGACCGGCCATATCCTGGGCGGGCATATGCGCCTGCCCCTGAATGTGCAACTGCACCAGATCGGCACCGACATCACCACCCCCCAGACCACGCCCTACCAGGCCGTGCCCGTGCTCAGCCAGTTGGGCCGCACAACCACCATGCTGGTCAATCCCTACGGGGCCTTTGACCCACTGCCCAGCTCCATCAAACTCACCCCTGCCGTGGACTACTGGACCGAGGTGCAGACCACCTGGGCCAATCCCATCATCGAGAGCTTCTGGAGCGGCGAGTCCGAGCGCGTGCTCTCGGACACATCCAAGAACATCGAGTTCCTGCGCCAGATCGATGTGCAGTTCTGGATCGACTTCCCCGTGGGCGAAACGCTGACGGAAGTGAGCTTCGATGGCATCCCCGTCACGCCCGAGCCTTTGGCTGGCGGCACGCTGGTGGCCACGGCACAAGGTCTGAAAGGCAAGTTCAAAATCCCGGCTCGCGTGCCTGCAGGCACCAAGGCCGTGCGCTTCACAGGCCGAGGTGGCAGCCATGCAGAAACCATCTTCACCGGTCAAGGCACGCTGCGCAGCCGTACGCTGGCCTCCGTTGTGGTCGTCGTCATATGGCCCACCGGCTGGGATCCGCTGGCCCAGACCTTCACGCTGAGCACCACGCGCGAAGTCTGCGGAACACGCCTGTGGTTCACGACTCCGGGCAAAGAGGACGTGCAGGTGCAGCTGCGCGAAGTCACGGGCGGCGTGCCCTCGCGCGGCGTCATTGCCGAATGCGTGCTCAAGCCGGAGCAGATCCGCGCCGACATCGCTGCAGGCAAGCCCACTCTTGCTCAGTGGGCGCCCCAGCTACTGGAAGCCGGCGTCGAATACGCCATCGTCATCCTCACCAACGACATGACCACCGCCGTGGCCGTGGCCGAACTCGGCGGCTGGGACCAGGCCCGCGCGCAATGGGTCACCAGCCAGCCCTACAGCGTGGGCGTGCTGCTGTCCAGCAGCAACGCCAGCACCTGGACGCCACACCAGACGCGCGATCTCGCCTTCGAACTGCTGGCGGCTGAACACACGGCCAACACCCGCACCATCGAACTGGGCAGCTTTGCCGTTCAGGACGCCACTGACCTCATGGTGCAGGCCGGGGCCATGCTGCCTGCCGCAGACTCTCAAGTGGTCTTTGCCATGCAGTTGGAGGATGGAACAACGTTGGAAGCCGCAGCCGGCCAGCCCGTGCAACTGGCCAGCCGCTACAACGGCGAAGTGGCCGTGCGCGCCAAGCTCTCGGGCAACACCCAACTGGCAGCCCATCTGCTGCCTGGCATGCAACTGGCCGCAGCCAGCCTGCAAAATACCGGCGACTACATCAGCCCCACCATCAACGCTGGCAGCAACACCACGCTCAGCGTCGTGGCCGAGGCCCTGCTGCCCGCCGGCAGCTCCCTGACCGTGCAGATGCAGGCCGAGGGCAGCAGCACCTGGGTGAACGTCCCCTACCTGAGCACCAGCCCGCAGACCGCCGGCGTGCTGGAGATCACCTACCGCCTGGCTGGCATCAACGCCGAGCGCCTGCGCGTCCGCCTGGTGCTCACTGGCAGCCATAGCGCCCGTCCCCAGGTCACCAACCTGCGAGCCATCGTGATATGACATTGCACGACGACAAGACAGCGCAGGGCTGGCCCCTGCCCCACCCCGACAACCGTCTGGAAGACGACGTGCTGCGCCTGCGCCAGGCAGTTCAGGATGTGGACCAGGCGCTGACCACGGCGCGCCAGCTCATCGACACCAAAGCCAGCTCTCAGGGCGTGCAGGACGCAATGGACGTGGTGGCACACCGCATAGAGCAGTTGGAGACCGCTGCCCAGGCCCTGAGTACGGGCAAGGTGGCCAGCGTCAACGGCGTGGCCGGCATCAACGTCAAGCTCAACCCAGAGCACATCGCGCTGGGCCCGGCCAACGGCGCCACCAGCGAAAGCTTCGGCTACGACGCCCAAGGCCGCATCAGCAGCATCACGCGCAGCGTCAACGGCTTCAGCGCCACCACAGCCGTCAGCTACGACGGCGCCGGCCGCGTCTCCCAGCAGCAGACCAGCTACCGCGGGCGCGTGCGTACGGAAACCTATGCCTACGACGCCGCCACGGGGCGGGTGTCGGGGGTGAATGCGACGGAGGTACAGGGATGAGTTTCGATGTGGTGACGCACAGCGAGGTGCGGAGGCTGGCGCAGAGCCTGGACAAGGGGATGGGACTGCAATTGCGGTCCCGATCGGTGTGGAAGGGCCCGGAGCGTTTTGCACCGGGGGTCCGGGTCGGTGGAGACAGCCCCTATCGGATGCTGCCGAAGTTCAATCCTGACCTCTACATGGAACACGTTTGCCACAACGGGGAAGTCTATGTGGGCACGCAGATCAGCGGCGCTTCCGCCTACTATGGGATCTACACATCCACAGATCTGAAGAACTGGCTAACACGCTCGTCCTGGAATCCTATAAACAAAGTGGCAGTGTTCGGCAAGGCAATTCTTATATGGGGCGGTTCATCCTCATCCCAGATGATCCAGCTATCTACGGACAATGCTACGACCTTCGTGGCAGTCACAGGCACCGGCCTTTACCTCAGCAATATCTGCGGAGCAGGCGCCTATGGATATGCATTCACAACATCCACGCTTAATTACTTTTACCTAATACACTCTACAGGCCAACGAGATACGGTTACCATGCCCGAAGCGCGTGCCTGGAAATATGTACTACACAACGGATCGCGCTATGTGGCGCTGGACTCAACCTGCGAGCGAGCATACTCCAGCGACAACGGAAGTACAAACTGGATGGCATCCTCAGGGTTGGATATAGCCATTGCCACAGCACCTAGCAACTACGGAAGCACATCGCTTCGACAACCATATGTAGTCAATGGACAATTTGTCATTCTCGATATTTCCGTCGGCTCAATAACCTCTATCATTTCGGACAATGGCATCAATTGGCGCATTGGCAATAGGGGCCTACTTTTCGAAAGAGACAGTTTCATCATTGAAGTAAGCAAAAATGGTGCGATATACGATGGCGCACTGTACATTTCCGTACGCATCACCAATGGAGTTGTTGGCGATATTGGTCGCTTTTCCATTCTAGAGACCCGTGATGGCATCAATTTTCGACTTCTGCCTAGTTTCTATACAGGCCGTTCAACCGCCGTAGAAAACACACCTGGTGTATGTGCCAAGCTCGATGGAACAGGGATATTTTTCAACTCCAGTGCAAGCCTCATCGGCGCCCGTTATGAAACCGACCCCCGCGCCACGGAGGTCTACCATGCACTATGAATACGACCTCTGGGGCTGGTACGTCGGCGAGCACCAGGCCTGGCGCGAGCGCTGCACCACGCTGGCACCATCACGAACCGACATGCCAGAGGAGCCCGGCGCCACACGCTGCCTGTGGGCGGGCAACGGCTGGATAGAGCGCCCCTACGAGAAGCCGCCGATCATGCCAGAGTTGCCACAGCATCCAGACCCACGCCACATCACCCCGCTGGCACTGCGCCGCCGATTCACCCTGGCCGAACGCTCGGCCATCGAATGGGCGGCCGTGGACCGTGCTGACACCAGCGAGAAGCAGCGCAAGGATGCCGCCATGCTGCGCGCCTGCCTAAAGGACCAGGAGCAGGCCGGCTTCATCGACCTGGAAGATGCGGATGTGGCTACTGGCGTGAGGCTGATCGAGGACCTTCAACTGATCGCACCAGGCCGCGCAAGCGAGATCCTCGGGCACCCGTCCAGCCCGGCGAACGCCCCTGACATCTCCACCTGCAAAAGCCCCGGCATCTATTGGGCGGCCGGGGCTTTTCCG